TCCTGGTAAAGTACCTATTCAAGAAGTACAAACCGGAAGCGGAGGGCAAAAGCTACAAACGCTAATAAGCACTTACAATTATTATCTACAAATGATAAGAGATGTAACAGGTCTTAATGAAGCTAGGGATGGTAGTACACCAGATCCTAGAGCATTAGTAGGCGTGCAAAAATTAGCAGCAGCTAATTCAAATACAGCAACTAGACATATACTTGATGCTGGATTATACTTAACAAGGGAAACCGCGGAATGTTTATCATTAAGAATTTCTGACATATTAGAATATCATCCAGCAAAAGAAGCTTTTATACAAAAGATAGGTGGATTTAATGTTGCTACTTTAGATGAAATGAAAGATCTTTATATGCATGATTTTGGCATATACTTAGAGCTTACTCCTGACGACGAACAAAAAGCAACTTTAGAAAACAATGTACAAGTTGCCTTAAGCGCCAACCTAATTGATTTGTCTGACGCTATAGATATACGAGAAGTTAAAAATTTAAAATTAGCTAATCAATTATTAAAAGTTAAACAAAAGAAAAGACAAGAAAGATTGCAAGCAGAACAGCAAGCAAATATACAAGCTCAAGCACAAGCTAATGCGCAGGCTCAACAAGTAGCCGCTCAAGCAGAGGTTCAAAAAGATCAAGCTTTGTTTCAAACTAAATCCCAGTTAGAACAATTAAAGGGGCAAATAGAGCAACAAAGAATACAAGTTGAAGTAGGAGCTAAGAAAGAACTTATGGCTTTAGAATTTAATTACAACATGCAATTAAAAGGCATAGAAGTTAACAACGCTAAAGCTAAAGAGAAAGAAATAGAAGATCGTAAAGATGAACGTACAAGAATACAAGGTACACAACAAAGCGAGATGATATCTCAAAGAAAAGATAATTTACCACCCACTAACTTCGAATCTGGAGGGAATGACACAATGGGCGGTGGATTTAACTTAGGTGCGTTTGATCCTAGGTAATAATAATAGTAACAATTATATAATATTTTATCATGTCAGAAACAAAAACAGAAGGTAGCTTTAAAATTAAAGCCCCTGTAAAAGTAGAGGCAGTAACTGAAGCTCCGGCTGAAGCACCTGCAAAAGTAGAAGCAGTACCAGAAGGTCCTGTATCAATCAGTGAGGATGGAAACATTAAATTAGATTTATCCAAACCAATAAATCCACCAGAAGATGCCGATACAAAGCAAGAAGCAGCAGAAGTGGTTGCAGATAAACAAGCCGAACCTGTACAAGAAGTGGAAAAAGAAATACCACGACAACCAGAGCCCGTTCAAGCTGAGGAATCCGTTCTTGAAGAAATAACAGACGAAGAGGTTGTAGAGAAAACAGAAGAGCTTGTAGAAAAAGTAACGGAAGCTATTGTTGAACAAAAAGAAACTGGTGTTGATTTACCAGAAAATATTCAAAAAGTTGTAGACTTTATGAATGAAACTAATGGAAGCTTAGAAGATTATGTAAAACTTAATCAAGACTATGATTCATTAAACGAAAGTCAGTTGTTAAAAGAATACTACGAAACAACAAGACCACATTTAAATAAAGAAGATATTGATTTTCTTATGGAAGACAATTTTTCATTTGATGAGGAAATTGATGATGAGCGTGATGTAAGGCGTAAAAAGTTAGCACAAAGGGAAGAGCTTGCAAAAGCTAAAACTCATTTAGATGGTTTAAAATCTAAATACTATAAAGAAATAAAAGCAGGTTCTAAATTAGCGCCTGAACAAAAAAAAGCGGTAGACTTTTTCAATCGCTATACAAAAGAAAACGAAGTAGCAACTCAATTAGCTGAGAAGCAAACTAAAACGTTTTTAAATAAAACGGACAATGTCTTTAACGACGATTTCAAAGGTTTTGATTATCAAGTTGGAGAAAAAAAATACCGTTTTAAAGTTAAAAACGCTCCTGCGGTTAAGGAAACTCAAAGCGACATTAATAACTTTATCAAGAAGTTCTTGGACAAAGATAATCAAATGTCAGATGCTAAAGGTTACCACAAAGGAATATTCACAGCTATGAATGCCGACTCGATTGCAAATCATTTTTATGAGCAAGGAAAATCCGACGCCATGAAAACGAGTATATCCAAAGCAAAAAACGTACAAATGGGCGCTAGAGGCGTTCATCAGGAAGTTAAAACGCAAAACGGATGGGCAGTGCGATCAGTTGATTCAGGAGGAGATTCTTCAAAATTGAAAATTAAAAACTTTCGCAACATTAAATAATTAAAACAAAAATTAAAAAATTATGGCAGCAGAATTTGCAGTTGCGCCAGCTACATTAGCTAACTTAGCGCACTTAACACCAAGACCTGTAAAAGGTTTATTCGGAGACAACTATTTGTCTTTAGCGGATATGACCTGGACACAACAATTTTTACCCGAAGTTTACGAAAAAGAAATAGAAAGATACGGAAATCGTACTATTACTGGATTCTTAAGAATGGTCGGAGCAGAGATGCCTATGGCATCAGATCAAGTAGTTTGGTCAGAACAAGGAAGATTACATATTGCTTATTCAACAGCAATTTCTAATGCCCCGGCAGCCGGAGCAGCAGCAGCAGGTACTCAGACTATCTCTTTACCTTCTCCTATTCCAGCTGGACAACCTGATGCAGGAAAAATTCCTTTATTAGGCCCAGGTATGACTATAGTAGTTGCTAAAGGAAATGTAACAAATAAAGCATTTGTTAAATCTTTAGGAGCTATTGCAGCAGGATTCCAAATTTACAACATAGAAGTATATGATAACGCTGATAGGAATTTTACAACAGCCCTTAAGGGAGCAGTTGCAGGAGCACCTCTTAGTTTATTTGTATTTGGTTCTGAATATGGTAAAGGATCTGTATTAGCTGGTAATTCAGTTGATGCATCTTTCACTACTTACAGTAATAAACCAATCATCTTAAGAGACAAGTATGAGGTTAACGGTTCAGACGTTGCTCAAATTGGATGGGTTGAAGTTACTACTGAAATAGGAACTGGTGGATACTTATGGTACTTAAAATCAGAGCATGAATCAAGAATTAGATTTGAGGATTACTTAGAGATGAGTATGGTTGAAGCAGAACTTTCTCAGGCAACTCCTGGGGCAATGGTTGATGCAGCTGGAGCAAACATAGCAGGTATGCAAGGTTTATTTGCTACACTAGAGGAAAGAGGATTAGTTTATAATGATTCAGACTTTAGTTCTGTTACAGCAGGAACAGCAGGTATTGATCAATTTGATACTATATTACAAGAACTAGATAAGCAGGGTGCTATCGAAGAAAACATGCTGTTCTTAGACAGATCAACATCACTTTCAATTGATAACATGCTAGCTAATCAAAATTCTTACGGAGCTGGTGGTACATCTTACGGTGTATTTGACAACTCTGAAGATATGGCTTTGAACCTTGGATTCTCTGGATTCAGAAGAGGTTCTTATGACTTCTACAAAACTGATTGGAAATATCTAAATGATTCTACAACTCGTGGACTTATAGCGGATATTCAAGGTGTAATGGTTCCAGCGGGAACTTCTACAGTTTACGATCAGCAACTAGGACAAAATATCTCAAGACCATTCTTACACATCAGATACAGAGCTTCTGAAGCTGATGATAGAAGATTAAAATCTTGGGTTACTGGTTCAGTTGGTGGAAATTATACAAGTGATGCCGATGTAATGAGTGTTCATTTCTTATCAGAAAGAACAATGTGTACTCAAGCAGCGAATAACTTCGTATTATTGAAGAAGACATAGTAGTCTATTTTATTGTAATGGTTACCCTCGTTAAAAGACGGGGGTAATTATTACTTTTTATTATTAACATTTATATTATATTATATCATGGCTTTAAAAGCAGAAATTAAAAAAGATAACTGGGTTATCAAAGACAGACTATATGAATTAGCTAGTGGCAAAACACCACTAATATTCACTTTAGCAACATATCACAACAGTGTTAAATCTCTTTTATGGTTTGATCCTGAAAAAGGATACCAAAGAGAATTACGATATGCTACAAATCAAGCGTCACCATTTGTCGACGAACAAAAAGGACAATGTATTATGGGCCGTATTGTTTTTAAAGGCGGAAAATTATCCGTTAAAAAAGAAAATATAGCTTTACAAAAATTATTATCATTATATCATCCTTGTTTAGGAGATTTTTATAATGAATACAAACCACAAGTACAAGCTTCTAACGAAGTAGAGTGGATAGAATACGAATTACAAGCGTTGAATATGGCAAAAGCTTTAAGTACTGAAGAAGCAGAAGCTATTTTACGTGTAGAAATGGGGGAAGCAGTAAATGAATTATCATCTTCAGAATTAAAAAGAGATGTATTAATATTTGCTAGAAAAGAACCAGTTCTATTTATTCAATTAGCTACTGATGAAAATACACAGCTTAGGAATTTTGGTGTGAAAGCAGTAGAAAATGGAATATTACAATTATCGCATGACCAAAGAACCTTTACTTATGGCAAAGGTGGTCGAAAATTAATGACCGTACCATTTGATGAACACCCATACTCGGCTTTATCAGCGTTTTTTAAGACAGACGAAGGAATGGAAATTTATAAAGCAATACAAAAAAGACTTAAATAGTCACTTTTATAGTAATAGGCTACTATAACTGTGGCCTATTATTATAATAATAAAAAATAAATTATGGCTGTAAGTGTAGATACTGTTTATCAAAGAGTTTTAGCAATACTCAACAAAGAGCAAAGAGGGTATGTTACTCCTCAAGAATTTAATCTATTTGCTAATCAAGCACAATTAGATATATTCGAGCAATACTTCTACGATATTAATCAGTATGGAAGAGTTCCTGGCAATGACACGGAATTTTCGGATATGCTAAACATCCTTAATGAAAAAATAAACTTGTTTGAGGTTTCAGGAGCTATGACTTATACTGCTGCTACCGGTTATTGGACTACTCCAGGAGATCTATATAGACTAGGCTCAGTAGTGTATGCAAACATAGTAACTACTAAATCGTTATATCCTAACCCAAATACAGTAGTAAACACCACACATCTTGTGGAAGCGGAAAGAACAAATTATAACGAATATCTGAGCATAGCTCAATCGAATTATTTAAAACCTACCAATTCAAGACCTGTATTTATAGCTAATCAAAGTGGTTATAAAATTTACGGAGCTGATGAAAAAATCACAGGAGTTACTTGTAACTATATAAAAACACCTTCAGAAGTTGCATGGGGTTATCAAATAGTATACGGCGAGGCTTTATACGATGCAACCACGTCTGTTAACTTTCAATTACACGATTCCGAAGAAACGGAATTAGTTGTTAAAATATTGGAGTTTGCTGGATTAGTTGTTAAAGATATACAAATGTACCAAATTGCTGATGGAATGGAGATGCAAACAGTTCAACAAGAAAAACAATAATAGATGGCACTAATAGATAAAACACAAGAACAGTATTACTTAGGCCCTGATGGGATTTGGGATAACGGTGATGAAAATTATGGCAACTATCAATTTGTTAGTCTTTCAGATATTGTAAATAACTTCATGGTTGTTTATGTTGGAGAAGAAAAAATAATAACAAAAGTAAAAAGAACAGATGTAGTGTTCCATACGCAAAGAGCAATACAAGAATTTAGCTTTGATACATTGCCTCAACAAAAAAGTGTTGAAATAGAATGTCCTCCTGGACTTTTTATGATATTACCACAAGATTACGTCAACTATACTAAGTTGTCTTGGACTGATAAAGGAGGTATTGAAAGAATAATATATAGAACAGATTTAACTAGTAATCCTTTACCATATGGTCAAGATGCAGATTATCAATATATATATGATTCAGACGGGGAGGTTGCTTATCCATCTCCTTCTTCAACTTTAACAAAGTGGAACGCAAATAGCGATTTTCCTTTAGGCGGTGCAGCAAGTAACTGGCACGCGTTTTCAAACAATCCAGATTTATTAAGCTTGTATGCTTATGGAGGAAGATACGGATTAAATCCTGAGCAATCACAATCTAACGGTGTATTTTATATAGATCACACAAAAGGAGTAATAAGGTTTAGCTCTGATTTAAGAGGGCAAACTATAACTTTAAAATATATAAGCGATGGTTTAGGCACAGAGGAGGATATGACTGTACATAAATTTGCTATTGATGCGGTGTATAAGTACATAATACATGCAGTTCTTTCTGTTAGAGCTAATACTCAAGAGTATTCTATACAGAGGTTTAGAAAAGAAATGACTGCTGCAAGAAGAAATGCAAAAATACGTTTATCAAATCTTAAAACAAATTTGATAACACAAGTGATGAGAAACCAAACTAAATGGATTAAATCCTAAAACATATGCCTGAATTAATTCACAATTTTACGTCTGGGAAAATGAACAAAGACCTAGATGAGAGATTAGTTCCTAATGGTGAATATAGAGACTCTTTAAATTTAGAAATATCTACTTCAGAAAGTAGCAATGTAGGAGCTTTACAAACAGTCTTAGGAAATTCTTCTAAAACATACAAAGCATTAGATGCACAAACAGGAGTTTATACTTCGTGGGGAGATGACTTTATACCTAATTTAGTTAATCCACAGGTTATAGGCACATGTAGAGATGCCATCTCAGAAAAAATATACTTCTTTATAGCTTCCACAAACATTAGCGCAATTGCAGAATATAATCAAACTACAAATGTTGTAGTGCCTATAATTGTAGACACTAACAATATATTAAAGTTTAGCTCTAGCTATTTAATAACAGGCATCAGTGCACTTGAGGGTTTATTAATGTGGACTGATAATCAAACGGAACCTAAACTATTAAATATAAAAGATTTTAGAGAAGCATCCACAACTTTTTTAGCTCATACACAATTTAACGGCAGAGCTTTTTTAGAAGAGGATATAACTGTAATAAAAAAATATCCATTAACAGCGCCTACATTAGCTTTAGCTAATACCAGGACAACTGATTTAAACGGGAACCCTGCTATAACAATTGCTACGACTCTAGCGAACTTTACCACAGGAGTGTCTCCTGATCAAATACCTTTAGAACCGGGGACAGCAATAACTTTAACTTGGACAGGTTCTCCTTTACCTTTTTATAGAGTAGACGATGTACTAATCTTAAAAACTACCGCAGAAGATGATGCTTCTGTAGAAAATAATTATGAAGCTAGGGTGCAGGTTTTAAGTGTTCCCCCTGGGAATAACCAAACTTTTGCTAATTGTACTGTGCTATCAGTTTCCGAAGGCGTTCAAACAATAGCTCTTTTGTGGGATGTTTCTTTACAAGAAGATGCCCCTTTGTTTGAGTTTAGATTTCCAAGGTTTGCTTACAGATGGAAATATGAAGATGGACAATATTCTTGTTATTCTCCTTTTACTGAAGTTGCATTTGTCCCAGGTGAATTTAGATACAATACTTTTCAAGGATTTAATCTTGGTATGCGTAATCAATTAAGGCAATGTAACATTACTAACTTTGTTACCGCAGATATACCTAAAGATGTAATAGAAGTAGATTTACTTTACAAAGAATCTAATAGCACAGCGGTATACAACATAGATACTTTTGTAAAAGATGACGAAATATGGACAGCTAATCTTTTTGATTTACAGTCTGAAATTATTAGTTCATTATTGCCATCTAATCAATTACTAAGACCGTGGGATATGTGCCTAGAGTTGCTAAAAGTTTAGAAATAAGTGCCAATAGATTAATATTTGGTAATTATTTACAAAACTATACTTTAACCAATTCTTTAAATGATCCTATAAAACCGTCAATACAAACAATTATATTGCCAAACGTAAGTTTTTCTGATATGGACAATGGATTACCTGTACCAGGTGTTCCTCACATATCCGTTAAATCACAGCGTACTTATCAAGTAGGAGTAGTGTATACAGACAAATACGGTAGACAAACTCCCGTATTTACATCTGAATCAGCTGCGGCAGTATTACCTAAAATTGAAGCAAACAATTATAATAAAATAAACGCAACTATAACTAGCTTACCTCCAGAAGGATTTACTCATTTTTCATATTATATAAAAGAAAATTCGCAAGAATATTATAATCTTGCAATGGATAGATGGTATGAAGCAGACGATCAAAACGTTTGGATTTCATTTCCATCATCGGAAAGAAACAAAATAGATGAAAATTCTTTTTTAGAATTAAAAAAACAACACGACTCAAATGATTTTGTAAAAGATCCAGCAAGATTTAAAGTTGTAGCAATTAGTAATGAAGCACCAGCTTTTATAAAAGAAAAAAGAAGTTCTTTCGGGACTGTAAGTAATGGCTCATCAAATGATTTATTTGAATCAACTGGTTTTCCTTTAGTAGATAGAACTTGGATTGATGTTGAAAAAGAAAAGTTTGATGAAAGTACTTTAGAATCTACGTTGAATACTTCGGGTAATCAACTAAGGATATTAGGTGGTGTGAATAGATCTGACTATTATGATGTAGTTTCTATATCATTGTTATCAGACCCAAACAGATATAGAATAGCTATAAAAGGCAAATTTGGACCAGACATGTTATTTACATCTACCGGCGGAAGCTATTCCACCGCTATTAGTAACTTGTTACTTGAAATGGCAAAAGTAACTACAGAGAACAAAGCTGAATTTACAGGTAGATTTTTTGTTAAATTATACAGAAACCCGGTGCTGGAGCAATACGTATTAGCTCAACCTAATGAAGATCAATTTTCTATATCGTTTTCAACTCGAGTAGGATATTTAGACGCAAATGGGGGAAGAGGATTTTGGCAAAGCTACGGAGGACATTGGTTTATAGATAAAGAAGGAGCTGCGTCTGGCGGTAGAGGTGTTGGATGGACAGGGGCAGTAAACGGTAAATATAAATTTGATATATCTTTTGGGGGAATATGGCCTGGGGGAAGTAACTTTAATGTTGGTCGAGGTTTATACAATGAATTTAAAGGATTTGTAGATGCATTGGAAACCCCTGGACAAAAATTTAGATTTCAAGAAGATCCTGATAAATTAATATATGAAATTGTTCTTACGAGTAATAAGGATGGTATTAGAAATTACACTAACAATGGTTATAGAGGAGCTTATGACGACGGATCTAACAAAAGAAAAAGATGGAGCATTGAAGCTAAGCTAGTAAGTCCCGCGGGATCAAGCACCTGGAGACCTGATGTAGGCAATTCGCCAACAGGAGACCCTAATGCTGATCAAAACAATGATGGTACATCATATACTTTAGAAATGTTGTCTCCATTTTTTATAGAAGATAGTTTTACAAGTACACTTCCAGGAATATGGGAAACTGAGCCAGCTGAAGCGGTTGATTTAGATTTATATTATAAAGCTTCAAATTTATATCCTATATCAGCTCACGGGACAAGCATTGATATACCTTGGAATAATTGTATTTCTTTTGGTAACGGAGTTGAATCTGACAGAATTAGAGATGATTTTAATGCTCCTACAATTGATAACGGGCCTATTGTATCTGCTCCTCTTGCCGCACCTTATGCAGAAGAAAGAAAACCTACAAGTTTTATATACTCAGGTATATTTAATTCAACTTCAGGTGTAAACAATTTAAATCAATTTATACAAGCAGAGTCAATTACTTTAGACATGAATCCTCGA